CTGTGGCAGGTCTATGTAATCCGTCGATAGTGCGAGGAGGCGGTCCCTTAATCGGGGTACCCCATCAAACAATACATCAACCAAAGCGGTTGATATACGGTCTGAAGCCTCCTTCATATCCAAGGTTGCCCATTGTCCATTTGATGAACCTTTAAGTGCAAGCTCCCCATTCTTCGATTGGTCACGAAAATTAACGTGGCCTCTCGAGATTGGGTGTGCTTCCACATGGTCCATCAGTGAACGCCCTAGACCCTGTTGTAACCACATGAATTCAGGTGGTTCCATACAGATCACTCTAGGTCCTCTTGAGTCTTTAGGGACAAAAGAGAGCCTAGAATGAGACTCTAGGTGAACAGGTAAGGATCTGTACTTACGCACGCGATCCAGTAGATGATGACTATCGATATAATAATACCGATAGTAAGGATATACTCGATGAAGGGCCTCATATTTCCTTTGAGGCTCGTATCGGGTATAATGTTCCTCCTTCGTTGAACACTGTCCAGGTCCCGGTCTGGGAGAGATTTCTTCCGGATCGAATTCCTTGAACCAGTCTTCGATAAGCGCTTGCGCATGATATACGCAAGAAGCCTGATCGAGGGAGATAGCATCGCAGGAAGTAAGCGACGCATCAACTTCAACGAAACTTTTAATAAATTCATCTACTGTCTCCTCTGTGTAATCACGCTCGAGTTTGTAAAACATAAAACAAACCTGACGTATACCGGCAATTACGGCGGTATTTGGGTTACACAGAAGTTTCCCCTGGTTGTCGAAAACTAACGTCATCAAACCGTGGAATATCCGCGGTAAGATGCTCCCCTTCTTCCTAGGAAGAAGAGAAGTTGGAACGTATACCTCATTCAGTAAGCATGTATCAAAATGCTTACCAAATGATGGTAGTGTTTTCGTCACCAAACCTTCGCCTTCATGTTTGTATCTTTTTTCAAGATACTCTGCATCAAGGCGGAGTTGGCGTGGTGAAACAGGAGAAAAGGCTTCCATATCACTTAAGACTGCTTTTACGGTCTTAATGATATCTGGCTTTACGGTCTGCATATGCATTCCTCCAGCCATATGTTGCCAAGTTTGTTATTCTTGATACGCCTCCGAGCAAATCACAGTATAAGGTTAGTTTCCACCAACCAGAATATCTGTGAGGTTTGTCGAAGACCCGATAAAGGCGGCCATCTCGGCGCAACGAGATTTAATCTCGGCGTCAGATACCATCTTATGACGGGAAACTACCACATGGACAGAGGCAGGATATACCTGCCCTTCTGAACCAATCTCATTCCAAGAAATTTGGACGAGGTGGCGGTTCTTCGTTTCGGGGGCGTTGAGGTCGATCGTATTTTTGATCGTAAGGGCTGAAGCTTCGGAAGAAGCAGAGCCTACCTCACGGCGTACAGATGACATCCCAGATCTGGAAACCAGGTCATAGGTATTGTCACCAACGCCATCATTAAGAATAATTGTATTGGATAACATATGGGACCTCTAAGGTTATTTGGCAAAATTGCCAAGTCATAGTGTGCGCAGTAAAGCACCGCCGAGTACCAACTCGCGGTTAGACAGAGTGTCTAGCACTGGTAATGCGTAGCCCGTGTTTGGAGAGTCAGGCTGACGGTAGTAAATACTACGGCCAGTCTCCCAAATTGGATGTGTGAACTGATAATCATACCCAGGTACGTAATAGAGGAATTCTCCTCCGTTGTACGTGGGCTGATAATCCTTTGTGACTTGCAACCTTCGAGTACGTGTCACCTTAATGGTGTCACAGTAATCTTTGATTGTAAATCGCATAGCTGGATCCTTATCAAATTGCTTAAGGAAATCGGCAATTTTGATAGCCCAGTCTAAAGTGAAGGACCATGGAATAGCATTCCATATTCTCTCAGCAGTAGGCTGGTAACCCAGAGCTCTCTTATAAGCTTGCCAAATATTCGGCAAGTTATAAGTGTAATTACCTTTCAGAGTGGCGAAATATTGAGTCTTATTAGACTCAATTAAATCAACGCCTTTCTGAGTGGAAATTACAGTCGTACTCTCATCTATCATTTTCCTAAAATGATAGGACTGATTCTCTCTACCTTTAGCGATAAATTCATTGATCCGTTTGTCCATATTGAAAAATATGTCAAATAGAGCAGCGACATCATCTACTAAGGGGGCTATTCCAAAGGAATAGGTTAAGAGGACATCAGCCGGAGTCTTCCCAAGATCACGAGGGTTAATTAACGCCCTAATGGTCTTTCCTACACCCATGGCAGCTTTAAGCAGGGATCTTAGATCCGCAAGCTCGAGAATGAAGTTGAAGAGTGATAATCCGTCATTAAACTGAGGGATTAATTCACTCCACGCTTCCTTCCTCCAGCTCTGCTCAACGCTAACCAAAGGGGGTGCGAGGGGAAGTGTAGCGGTTGACTGATTAGGACCACCGTATCCGTCTAGAGCTAAGTTAAGATAATTAACATAGCAATTCAAGCTTCCTGACCAAATTCTGGTAAGGTAAGCAAGAGGGACCGCGGGGGCAAGCTCAAACCACGCACGTGTATGCATGCAATAGTTAAACTTTTGCTTGCCTACATCATAAGTGATGGTACCGTCAGAAAAGGTCATGCCACTATAATAGTAGCGTAACACATCTCCAATATGTGCGGAGATGTCTGATGGCTCCCATTGAGCACAGTAACCTCTACCAAGAATTTTTCCGTGGAGTTGTTTCAAAGTTCCACGAATATTCTTGTGATACAACGACGAAGCTGATTTTGTGATCACACTGACCTCCTGTTCAGTATACGCGTGTGGTCCCCACAATGGGG